TTAATCATTAAATATATTAAAAAAAGGGATACCTTCGCTTTTGCGTTGGTATCCCCTTTTTTTTTGCATTGATAAATACAACCAAACTTTCTTCTTATTATAATCCGCAAAACGAAATGTACCAATTTTCAAAACGAAATGTACATTTTTTGAGCGGAGGTTGAACGGGAAAAAGGTAACAAAAAAACACGGATACGCATACAGCATATTCGTGTTTTTTGTTATATAGGGTAGTTGGCGGTTAGCACTTCTATGCGTTTCCTTCCCGTGCTATTGCTACTCCCCAAGTGTAAACGAACTTCTTCCTGGTACCAACCACATTGCTGTACGTACTTGCTTAGTTCGTCGTTATGGTAGGAGCTTAGCAGGAATTTGCCTTTGATATTGCTTAAGGTAGTTAATAACTCGTTAAAATGCTCCTGCTCATAGCCTCCGTAATGCCCTTGCTTGGCTCCTACATATGGTGGATCTACGTAGTGAAAGGTGTCGAGGGTATCGTGGCGAGCGATGACTTCGGTAGCATCGTTGTTGTCGATTTGTACGCCTTGCAGGCGCGCTGAGTAGGTGTCGGTGAAGTGGGCGATTTTGTTGTTAAGAGCTGACACGTTCTTGCTGTTGGTGGTAATGCGACAGTTGCCTACTTGATTGGAAAATCCGCAATTGGTGGCATACCAAAATGCCCACGCTTGTTGCACTTCGGTAAAAGCAAAAGGGGCGTGGTAGATTACCAAAGCGGCTTTGTAGGCTTCTCGGCTAACTACAGACTGCTCTATAAGGGTTTTAAGCTCTGCAAAGCGGGTTTGCAGGACTTTGTAGAAGGTGTAAACGTTGGTATTGAAGTCGTTGATGATTTCGGTATTGACGGGTTGCTTTGCCCAAAAGACTGCCCCTCCACCGAAAAAGGCTTCGGTGTAGATGGTGTGCTGTGGAATAAGTGGTAGTATGTGGGGTAACATTGTTTGTTTTCCCCCGTAATAGCTTATGGGTGTACGTTGCCAAGTGGTGGATATTGGTTTCATTGTTTACTTGTTTTATAAATCATTAAATCTTCATAAATACTGGCGTAATTAACACTGGTGCTGACGCTGATACGTTCGGTGTCGTTGAACGGACTGGGGAGGTCATATTCGTTGGCAAGAAAATCGAAAAGGTCTAAAAGTTGTCCTTTGTTACTACCGAAATAGACATACTGAGGCATTGCATTAAGTGCTTTGACGATGTGTAGGTAGTCTTTTAACTTCCAATTTTGAGCACCACTGTAGGAACTTATGTTGGTGGAAAGATAGGGCGGGTCAAGAATAAATACAGTATTGGGAGTGTGTTCAAACTCTGCTATAAGGTTGCGATAGTCGGTTTGACGGCGTTCTACCCCTGTAAGATAACCATCAGCATTGTAGGGTGTTTGGGCAATTTTAGAGTAGAAGCTATCTTTAGCGAGGTTTTGTAAGTTGGTAGCATACTTGCCACTAAAGAGGAGATTAGCAGAGAGGGTAATATGATCTAAAACTTCGGGAGAGTATTGACTAAGGAGTTTTAAAATAGTAGGTTTGAGTTTGCTAATATTTGTCCCTTTAGGGTAAGGTGCAACAATTGGACGCAATTTGGCGATGATTTCGTTGGTGGTGGGTATAAGTACCAATCGTTGAGCGAAGGCGTCGTAATCGTTCCATATTACGCGGGCGTTGGGATGAGTGGTTTTGACGGTGTGGGAGAGCAAGCCTGAACCGCCGAATAGGTCGATGTAGGTGGCGTTGGAGGGGAAGTGGGTAAGGGCTTCTTTAAAATGTTTGACAAACTTTCTTTTTTGTCCTTGAAAGGGTAATGGGGAAATGTTGTAGTTTTTCATTTTATTATTAATAATTGCTAATTCAGAAAATAGTTGTACTTTTGCAACTCTCACCTCATAAAACATAAAAGCCCACTGGTACAGAAGACATATTGTCCTCCGTAGCCAGTGGGCGTGTTTTTAAATGAGGTGAGATTCTTTAAAAAGCGGAGGACATTTTTTTAGCAGTATCCTCCTACGACTGCCTACGGGTGCTACCCGTTTAAAAGCGTTTTAAAAGCTGTTTAAATCTTCCGAAACGGCTTGTATTTCCAAACAATAAATACTAATAGAGCGAGTAGTAAGAGCCAAAGGATGTACCTTATGGGGCTACTTTTAACTTGTTTGTTCACCTGTTTGAATTGTGTGTATTCGTGCTTCTGCACTTCGGTTTTAGCGTGTGTATATGAATTATTATAAAGGGTACTATCAGCCTGCTGTAAGCTCTTAGAATGGGCTCTGATAGCTTTAATTTTCACCTTGCCATTGCGTACCCTTATAGTCTCACTATTGCCGTCCCGAGTGCGGGTATAGGTAAGTTCTTTAGCATTGCCAAGGCTGTCTTTGTCGTTTTCGAGTTCAATCTCGAAAGACGTGGCGGACAGGTCAGACCATTCAGACTTGTGAGACTTCTGAACAAAGAGCAGGGAGCTATCCTTATTGGTGATAAAGTGCTCTTTCTGGACTTGCCTTTGTGTGTAGGTTTCTACTTTTTTGGTTCTGCACCCTACGAGGGCAAGGAACGCTAATAATAATAGGGCTAATTTTTTCATTTGCTAATGGTTTTATACTCGTTTTTTGCATCGAAACAAGGACAGGCTTTGGCGACACCTGGGAAGTCTCGGTGTCCTAAAATCTCAGCGTTGGGGTATAGAGCTTTGAGCTCTTTGAGGAGCTTCTTTAAGGCTTCCTTCTGTGCAGGAGTTCGTGTATCTTTAGGCTGTAGTGTGTTTTTGTCAATACCTCCTATATAGCAGATACCAATACTATCCTTATTGTGATTAGTAACGTGGGCAGGTATCTTATTGACGTCTCTGCCGAGTTCTACGGTGCCGTCTAAGCGGACAATGTAATTGTAGCCTATCTCATTAAAGCCTCGTTGTTTGTGCCAAAGGTCAATGTCTTTGGCGGTGTGGTCTCTGCCCTCTGGTGTAGCGGAGCAGTGAACTACGAGGTAGCGGATGTTGCGTATGCTTTTTTTCATTTGGTTCTATTTAAGATTTATGATTTCAATATATACTTTATTTTTACAAGCGTATAGATATATCCTACTTCCTGTTTTCCCATTGCATTTAGTATCTTCTGTAAGATAAACAAGTTCTACTACTCCCCTTATACTCTGTAAGGAAATCTCTCCTTCATCAAATGTTTTGAAGTATTGTAAACAAGCAAAAGTATTTTTCAAAGGGTCTACATTAATGTAGCAAGGAGATTCAATATACAACATTTTTCCGAAGTTACCCTCTTCATAAGCAGAAATTTCGTAAGTAGTTCCAGGTTCAATAGGACGATCAAATGCAATATATCCTAACCTTTTAGTATCAGAATACCAAGCTAATTCTTGCCATTTTCCCTCATCTGGAAATTCATTATTTTCATCGGATGTTCTCACTAAAAGACGGTTATTTACATATTCATTTAAGGAATACTTCTTGCAAATTTCTAAAGATGTAATATTTCCACCCCCTCTAAAAGTTAGTAAAATACCTTGACCCCCATAGAAATTATATGAACCCGATTGTCTTCCTCCTTTATTTTCATTAGAAATTTCAATTTCTCCAATATTACTTTTCCAAAAATTTTCTTCAGAAGGAATAGATGGCTTCTCCTCTATCTCACTCCATTTATGCTTGTGATTCTTGTCAGCTTTATCATCAATCTGTTTTTTTAAGTCTTGTGCAGTACCTGTGAAGTTACCTTTGGATAATAGCTTTGAAGTGTCAATGGGGTGCAGAGTGTCTAACTTCTGTTTGTACTCGTTGGTAAAGTCATTAGAACTTAATTCTTTTCCCTCTACCTTATCCACTTTTTTATCAAATAACAGCTTATGTGCCTGTGTATCATTTAGGTGATTGCTCAATTGTTCAGCTGAAGCTGTACCTTCTACGAGTTTATCCAAGCCTTCTACACTTGCCATTGGTATCTTCTCGCTCTTATGCCAAAAACTATCTAACCAAGCCCAAAACTGCTCTTGCGTTGGTTTTTTAAGGTTAGAAAACCATTGCTTTAATGTTTCTATTGTTGTCATAAATATCTTGTTTTCTAATTAGAATCCTACGTACTCAATGAATTGCACCACGCGGTAGGGTGGCATATTGTTGTGAGGCTGGTCGCCACCAGTGTTGGTAACATTTGCACTATGAGTTGAGCCCGTTGAGAACTCTCTTCCATCGCCTCCTTCACCAGAATCGTCTTTGGTTTCACGATAGTATAGTTGGTGATTGTGAGCTGGCATTTCGGCTATAGTAAGTTTATGAGAACGTTCGCCTCCATATTTTAATAAACCATTCAATTGGTAGTCTTGCGAGTCGTCTTTTGTTTTTACATAATCTGGATCTAAGCCCACAGGCATTTTACCACGTAGATTAACATATTCACGCCAACCTGCAGGTATTTCGCTGGCAGGTCTTCCCCACAAGGCAATGAGTCCAATGGGAACGGCTTGCTTTTGTTTTTCGAGCTTTTCTATGCGCTCTATGAGTTTTTGGGTTTCAGTATTTTCTGTCTTCTTTTTGCTCAATTCTTGGAGGTTGTCTACACGCTTAAAGTCTGCCCAATTAAATGTCTTCTCAGGGGTAGACCTGCCGAAAGCTACACTCCTTATCACCTCTAACGGACGTAAAAAACCATCCTCAAAAGTTACCTCATTGGTGAGTTCTTTGATAAATACGGTATCGCTCTTGGCGCCTCCTTCAAAGGGTAGCAGTTCTCCATTAATGAAAACTGTACCTGTTGATATAGTATTACCTGTCTGCTCACATCCTGATATAATAGAAAGGTTGCCGGCAAGGTGCCCGAAGTGGTTAAAGAGGGTGTAGGCGTTTTGCATAAAGGCAAGGAAATTCACATCGAAGGGATATCCTGCCTCGTGTGTTAGGTTTAATTTATTCATATTATTCAATTCTTATAGTCCATCTTTTACCAGCGAGTTTATATAAGTTTACAAGAGCTTCTAACTTGTATTTGTCATATTCTAAATCTCGTGGGAGTACTACTACGAAGTCTACCCCACCATCAATATAACTGCCTCGTTGGTATAGGAATATTTTGCCTAAGTACAGTGGTTTGTTAGCACTGCGGGGGTAGATGTAGAGACGTGCATTCTGTTTGCCGTCCTCGATATTAATACCCCTTACCACCTTGTCAAACTCATCATTGAGGGCTTTACGCAGATAACGTACTTGGCTGTTATGTTCCAAGTTATACAAGTCGGATTCGCGGGCTTGTTGAAATTCGTACAGCATTTTATGCAGGGGTGTTGCCAACGCACGTAACCACGCTACCACCTTCGGCTTGCGCAGGAAGGTAGGTGTTAGCAGTACAAGCAGTTTGTCTATATTTAAATTATACATTGCCAACGTAGGTTATATCGTTAAAGTTGTCTATGGTAAAATAGCCTGCGGTGGGTATCTTGCTTATTTCAATAGTTTCAAAAGCTCCGTAGCCTCCACCGCTGGTGATGTTTTTGCTTTGGGCGAGAACTAAGTGCGGTATCTTTACTCCTTCGGCTTGTTGGAGCGCATCAATAAGGTGTGCTAATACGAGTTCACCGTTAAAGGGTAAGCGTTTTAGGTAGCTTATTATAGTCTCTTCTACTGGTTTGGTTGCTTTAGTTATACTTTGCCCATTACTATCGAGCACCAAAGGGTCATAGATGATTTTCATTTGTAGGTGCAACACATCGGGCTGATAGTTCACCACTGATAGGCGTACACCTGCATCTTTTATCTCTTGCAAATACGCCTCAAAGCTCTGCCGTTGGGCATCGGTAATAGGTTGCAAGGTGTCGCCTTGTTCACCTGCTATTTTAACTATAAGCCTACCCTCGTTCTTACTCTCAACCACCGCTGAGTATTTTATAATCTTACTCGCCTCTATCTGCTCCTCTGTTAACCATTGATTATTGTATTTATCACTGTCGGGAGCGAGGTAATAACCATACTGAAAGGCAAGAGCTTTACTTCTATACCAGCGTGCAGTATGAGGTTTTAATTCAGTAAGGCGTTTATCAATATCTGTCCTATGTAGGTCAAATAGCTTCTCCAAGCTCCATATAGCTACCGAGATAATATATACCCACAGTCGCCATATAGCTACTTTTGAAGTACTATTGAGGCTTTCCAATGCGGGCTCTTGCGCCTTCTGGGCGTAAATGAGTTGCTGAATATCTTGAATACTTCTTGCCATAAGTTATGTATAAAATTATGCCACAAATTTCCCTTCTGTTACTATAAAATCAAGGTTTATTGCCCATATACTAATACCTTCTTGTCGTTCAAAAACTTGTTCGTCTTCTTTGCTGAAGGCTGTTGCGGGCTGTAGGTTTTTAGAGATGTAGTAGGCTAATATATCTTTGTTAGTGAACGCTTCATCGGATAGTGCTAATGTTTTACCTGCTATTACATCATCAGTGATGTTAAGAGCATTAGCTTCGGCTAACTCAAAGATGCTTTCAATGGTACCCGTGTGTTGCAGAGAGAGGTCAAGTAGGCTTTGATTATGTAGGACTGTTATCTCCATTATCTTGGTTATTTAATTGTCCGTGAGGCTCTTCTTCTAACTCAAAAGTCTTATAAAACTTCTTATTGATTATCTTGAGCAGTACTTTAGCAAAGCGAAAGCCTAAGCTGTCTAAGTTTTCTAAGAGGCTCACCACGAGTTGCCATATAATGGCTATGAGTACTATCCAATAGAGCCAATGAAAGGGGTCAAACTCAAACCCTCCAATACTGGGGAAGTCCACATTAGCCGAGAAGGTATGTAGTATATAGATAGGCACCAAGTAGGTAGCTATCTTCAATAACATACGCCCGAACTTGCGACTTTCGTGCTTTTCTCCTCTCTTCCTTGATGCTTGCACCCCCGTGATCCATTCAAAGATAAGTAACACCGCATAGGCAGTTAGGAATAAGTGGTTGAAACCAAATAAGAAGTGCACGGTGGCAAATAGTAATGATAGTATAACGTCCATTTTGATAAATAGCATTGAAAAGGTGTGACCAAAGGAAGAGTGTAGGAAGTCTTTGCTATCCCTAAATCCAAATCCTTGTAAAATGTAATTGAGTTTTGTCATATTGTAAATTTGTTTTTTTAGCTTATAGTGCCTTTTCCTGCACTTGTAGTGGCACCCGATTGAGCAGTGGCTGTACCTGCCGTGCTTACGGGTATACCCGCGCCTATTGTTACCTCGCCACTGCGGACAAAGTCGTGAATAAGGCTTGCTAAGCGTTCGGCATACTCTTCCATTGAGGCATCTGTTTTAGTGAGCATATCTTGTTGCAGGCGGATAATGCCCGCTTTAAGGGCTTGTTTATTTAGTGTCATAGATTAATTATATTGTCCGTCAATTAGTAATTTTCCGCCCTCTTGTAGGGCTACATCATTAATCTGCATACCATCGTACTCCAATTGCTTTTTTACCTCAATAAGCATTTCGGTATAAAGGTCGTCGGCGAGCATTTGAGCAATACCCACACCTACTTCGGGGTGTTCTTTCCACTCTCCCTTCTCAGTAGTAAGGATAGCCTTTTGCTGTTGGTTATCAGAGTAATCTACCTCAAAATCACCATCCGTCGAAAGACGCAAATCATTGTTGTTGTCTATAAGTATATCTTTCATTAGGCTGTTTGCATTTGGTTTACACTGTTCACAATTCTCAAAAGCTCTTCTTTCAGTTGCGCCCCAAAGTTTTCTACACCCTCCCTCACAGAGGATACATATACCTTAGTGTCAGTGCCTAAGTTGCCTATCTGTATGTTGATATGGGTTTGACGTGTTCCTCCCGTTACAATATTGTCTTTAGCTTTAGCTCCTTCACCTATCGTTGGTGTGGTGGCTTCTCCTGTTATAGGGCTCATTCCTGGTGCAGGACTGCTTTCGGTTTTCATACCCAACTTGCCCATTAGGTCATCTTTTACACTCGAAATGCTTTTAAACTCTAAAGAATCCCACGCTTTGCCGAAGGCTTCTTTGGCTTTGGCTCCTGCCTCTCTTGCTTTCTTATAGCCCTCTGCTACCGATTTGGCACGTTCTTGCAAGTCGTTTTGTATTTGGCTTATCATCGCTTGGTTCTCTTTGCTATCACCCAAGCCTACTGCTTCTTTAAATTTGTACCACGCCAACTTACAAAGGTCTACTCCTGCCATAAAAGCGTTAATAGCTGTGTTCCAATATGCCTTAAATCCAAGTATAAAAGCCTCCCACAGATACTTCATTCCTTGTACGGTGTTATCCCACGCTTTACCCCAACCGCTTACGCCCACAATACAATAGGTGATAATCGCAATAAGAGCAATAATACCCGCTATAATCCACGTTATAGGGTTAGCTAAAAAGGCAAGGTTTGTCTTAATGACTGCCCACGTTAGCCTATTTTGCCAAGCAGTAGCAATAGCTGTATAGGTGTTGTGCAATATCAATGCGGTCGTGAATATACCTATAGCACCTGCAATAAGCAAAATAATGGGGTTCCCTTCTTGAAATTTCTGAATAAGCCAGCCTATGCCCAAGCCTATGCTTGAAAAGACAGCCGACATAAATTCTACCAAGGGACCAAGCATAGGGCTAATAGCTTCATATACTTTTAAAGCAAGTTCAGTAATGGAGTCCATAAGCTTGTTGAACTTACCGCTGAGAGTTTCTCCCGCTTTCTCTGCGCCTTGATAGAAAAGTCCTTGCTTGTCGGTTGCCCATTCAAAGGCTTGTGCCAACTCTTGAGCTGAGATACCTCCTTGGCTCATTCGCTCTTTAAGTTGCGCCATACTTTCCCCCGTGCGTTCACTTATCACCTGCAAGGGGTTGAAGCCCGCGTTTATCATCTGCATTAAGTCCTGTCCTTGTAACTTGTCTGCCGAAGTAGCCTGCGCAAAAGCAAGCGATAGACTCTTCATCTTTTGGGCATCACCCATAGCTATATCGCCGATGTTCTTGAGCTTGCCAAATGCAAACTCAGAAGAAAGTCCGAAGGACATCATTGTCTTTTGCGCTTCAATAAGTCCCGCCTTGTCGTAAGGCGTTTTTACGCCATAATCGGAGAGTTGAGCATATAAGGCTTTGGCTTTTTCTACATCGCCACGAAGCAAAGTAGTAATATTGGCTTGTTGCAAATCGGCTTCCATACCCTTGCGAATACTTCCCCCTATCACAGCTCCCGTCAATATTAGGGGGTTCGTAGCTATCCCAGGCAGACTATTCAAAGCATCCGAAAACCACGTTTTTAGTCTACTTCCATTGAGAGTTTGTAGCTTAGTAACACTGCGCTCTAACTTATTAATCTCACTGTTGTACTTACGAATAGCCGAAAGGCTACCTATAGGCAACAAATCTCGCTCGGCTTTGAGTAAGGCTATTTTCTGTTGCAAAGTATGTACAGACGTGCCCATTTGGGCAAAGCCACGAGAGACTTTTTTCTGTACATTCTCTAATTCGGCAAATTTTTCTAATATTGTATCGTTATTTATGCCAATTTTTTGTAACTTTGCACTGACAAAGTCTTTAAGCGTTAATGTATATTCTAAAATATTTGCCACAATGAAAGTCTTATTAATTTTCTTTAACCTACTTGCCTCTATTGGCTTATTGCTACTTATTAGTGCGGAGTTGTTCTATGGGATTGCTCTCCTTGGTGTGCCTTTCTATGCTACCTATAGGGCTTTTACCGAGAAAGAGCCTACCACTAAAAGGAGATACACCACCACAGCTATTGCAAGTGCAGTTTTCTTTTTCCTTATAGCGATACTTGCCCTTATGCTCTCCAAAGGAGCCGAACAAGCAAGAGAACCTGAAAGACTACAACAAACTACCTATACTACTTGTATTGTTCCGCCTCTTTCTGCCTAAGCCACTCTAATTCTTTCACTCTCATAGCCCACTGGGTATCGGAGAGGGTGTCGGGATTGGCAATGTGCATATAGTAACGCAAGGAAGCGTTAGTGATACGAAGCCAATCCCTTTCCTCTTCAATCTCCGCATCACTTAGAGCTTTTCCAAGGTAGCCTCTTTAATCTGTATAAGGTCTGGTAGCTTGCTACTGGCGGCGAGAAACAGCGTATCATCTGCTTTAATCTCCTCATCACCTCCAAGCCAACAGTTATTGAGCACCACTTCGTTAAACTTCAGCGGGTCTTTAGTCGCCAAAGTAGAGGCATAGCTAAGGGTTTGTCGGTCGGGCGTGCGCAAATACGCTTTTTTGTCCTCAATATTCAGCACGTAAACATCGCCGTACTGCTTTTTCCATTCTTGTATTTGTTGTTTAGTTACGTTCATTTTAAACTGCTTTTAAAAGGTTTTTAAATTGCCTGCGGGTGCTACCCGCCCCGTGTGGCTCACACTTGTCTCTTTACATCTGTAAAGAGGATAGGGAGCTCTACAATCATATTCTTATCGCCTTGCTTCATTCCCTTTTTCACTTCGGTAAATTCCACGTGCTTGAGAATATCGGTGACTATCTGTCCGCCGTCCAAGGGCACGTAGGAAGCGACAAGGTCAAAGCTAAGCCCAAGTATATCGTTGTTGGGCGCATCACGTGTCATTGCTTCCAATTCACTTTGCCAAAGGCTCACTTTGCCTTCAAAGCTACGGTTGCCTGACACAATTCCGTGAGGTTTGCACCCACGCCCATAAAGCAAGTCTTTCTCACGCTTTTCGGTATATTCCAGCTCCGTAACTCCTATGAGGATACGCCCAGCAAAAGCGATAGAGAGTTCACACCACGCATATTGTTTACTGTTGAATGTTGCCATTTTTTCTAATGATTAATAATTAATTATCAATGGTTAATTACCTTACGGGGTAACTGTTGTAGTAAAGCCAATATTTACTTCTATAAAGTCGGCATAACCTACAGGCAACAGTTTGATACCTATCACCACTTTACCCGTTTGTAGAACGCGCTGGGTGGGGTCTATATCAATCTTTACTGCTGAAAGCTCACCTTGTGAGACCATTTGGCTTTGCAGGGTACTCTCAAGTTTGGTTTGCCAACTCTTGATAATAGCAGGGTGAATACTGCCGTCTTCTGATAGTAACACCTCGTCACTGAGCTCCTCTACCAATACCCCATAACTTAGAAGCATTGCCTTGTCCATAACCAAGCCGTTACTAAGGCTTTTAAAGTCGTCAGTAGGTTTGGTAAGCGTATTATCTCCTGAAAAATAGTAGCCAGAACGCCCTACGAAGGTACGAAAGAAAATATACCCTCTGTCGTCTAAGGCGTCCCACTGGTCAGCTTTGCTGTCAATAGTCGTGCCGTCAGTAAAATAAGCCACCAATGGCAATACACTACCGTCCTTCACGCGGTGAATTTTTCGTTGTACGGGAATAGATGTAATCTTTCCTAAGAACAAACCAACTGATGCTTCTTTCTCCTTATCGTCATTCCCGATAAAACAAGCCACTTTGTTGAGTTCGTTTTCCGAGAAATTAGTAAGGTCAGCTACTTTGCCGTTCCAGCTGTTGCCCGATACTACTACCCTAAAAGGCATATACTTCTTTTCAAAGTGCTCGGCAAGGGCTTGTGCTTTCACTACGGCTGTTTGTACATCAGCATCTAAGCCTGCGGTAATAGTCTCGCTACCGGTAGCTTTTTTAACTACCCCAAGCACGCGGATAGCCCCTTTGGCATCAGCTATGAGAGTTGGAGCAAAAGCACCGTCTTTGTCGAGCATTGCCGTCATAGTGGTGGCATCCGATACGAGCATTACCCACAGAGGGGTGCCCGTTGAGGCTTGGTCATAAAACGCTTTAATATGCTTGTAAGCAAAAGCGTTTTCAGTTTCCGAAATTCCCAAAGCTACGGCTTCGTTTAAGGAAAATACTTGGTACGACTTGCCCAACTCTACTTTAGAGCTCACCGTAACTCCCGTTGCGATAAGCCCAGTAGTCTTTTGTATAGCCGTTATCCTATCTAAACCGTCTTTGGCAATATTGAATAATACTTTAGGTAATGCCATTATTTTTTAGGGTTTTTAGGGTTTAACTTAGGAATAACTTCCTCTGAGTTTTCTGGGCTCTCGGACTTGTCAGACGCATCAGACTGCTTTGAAGCCTCTGACTTGAATTCCTCCACAGTGCTATCCTCTAAGGTTTGCGCGTGGTTTTGTGCATCTTTCTTTAGCAAAAAGAGGAAGCCATCGGAGGTAGCGAAGAGCTCTTTTGTTGCTTTGTTCTCCTCAAAATATTGTTTTGCTTTTTCTGCTGTTGTCATCTTAAATGTTATTTAAAAGTTAATAATAGGAGTAGGGTGAGGTATGGATACCATTAAGCTCGTCCGCTCACCCTACTGTTTTTCCTATACTATAAGATTGCTCCTAAATATTTAGGGTTCTTGGCGCGGATAACCCCTACTAAGGCACGTTGTGCGAAGGAAATAGTATCAGCTTGTAAACCGGAGTCGCGCAAAGTAGCGTACATCTCTACATCACCGAAGCAACGGAACACCTCGTCGGTAACCCATACGAAAGACGATTGTTTGTCGTCAGTGTCCTTGGTCGCCCCAAAAGGTTTCTTTTCACCTGTTTTGGTGTAGAGGGGAGTTTGGTTGTATTGAAATACTTTAATGCCATACATTTGGTTTTCATTCATAATATCCTTATAAAGACGCTTATCTTCTTTGCGGATACGTGCAAAGTGGTCGGCATTGAGGCAGATGTTAATGCCGTCGTAGATGTCTTTACCTTCCAAAAAGGCTTTGATGTCGATGATAGCATCAATCACCGAGTCGGAGGAGGAGAGGTTGCACACCTTATTCCAAGCGTCATCTTTTTTAGGCGACCACGCGTAGGCGGCACGCTTGCCGATGTTCTTAGCCAGTGATACGCGGTGTCGTTGTATCACGCTGGAGCGTTTGTCGTAAGCAAGCTCAATTTCCTGCAATTGGCGGTGACGTGTTTGCTCAGTAGAGTAAGTGTGTAACACTACCTCGTTAGCTATATCGGCAATGTCGGCAACAGGTAGTGGGCTATTAGCTGTGGCAAAAAAGTCTTCGTGTACAGGAGGCTCTACGCCTGCCTCGGCAAGGTGTAGCTTGTTATGTTCTACGTATTGCGACAAGTCCACGCTCTGGTGTACAAACGAATCGTCGGGGATAGGGTTTTCTTTAATGCCCGCTATCCATACTTCGGTTTGGAGTCCTTCCATTGCGATACCCTTAAAGAGTTCGGGGGCTACGTACTGGGCTACGGTGGAAGTAGCTACAATAGCTGTAGCTACCACGGGTACAGAAGCACCCAAAGCTGGAGCTATAAAAAGGGAGGCAAGGAATGCCAAAACCACATTAATTGTCAATGCTTTTAATGATAATTTCATACTGTTTTAAATTGTTTTTAAAAGGTTATTAAATTACTTTTCTGTGTAGCGCACGCCGTTGGCATATTCTTTTGCTAAACGTGCATACTCTTCAGGCTCTTTGTCTCGGATAGCTCGGAGCTTTTCGGGGTTTTTCTTTTGCAAGTAGTCAAAGCTCTCATCGGCTGTACCTGTTGGTTTTGCTCCTATCCCCAACACTACCTCACGTACTGTGTTAGCCTTCCCTTGCTGTGTATTTTCAGCTTCTTTGTCGGCTACAAGTTTAGAGAGTACGGCTTTTTGTCCATCAAAATCTGCTTCAAACTGCTTTAGTTGACTTTTTTTGAGAGCTTCCGGAATAAGTCCTAAGCTAATAGCTTTGTCTACTAAGGTAGTAGCTTCGGCGGTGCGAGTGTCGCTAATAGTCTTTTTCAAAGCTACTATTTCAGCTTCTGCATTTTCTTTGGCGGTTTTTAGATTATGTAAGGCACTTAGTACTGCCTCTTCTTTCACATTCTCGCCCATACCAAGGGCAAGGGCTATCACTTTAATATCCATATTGTTTGATGTATTATTAGTTACTATTTTTTTGAGTTGAAAAGGTTTGCCATCTTTCGAGAGCTTCAAAGCGTTGTCGTTGCCTCCTATATCAACAATGGAGATTTCCACAAGCTTGCAAGCGGTTACAGTCTCATAGACTTGTCCTTCTAAAATATGTTGTGGTTCGGTAGATACTTCTTTTATTTCTGCAAACATAGAAGCCATACGTATATAGCCACGTTCCACCTTCCCTGCTATCTTCTTAGCAAACTCGTCTTGCTCGTCAAACTCCACCTCGGCTATAAGGGTAGTCCCTTCTTTGTAGAGCCTCGTACAACGCCCAATGACTTCACTACCCTTATAGGCATTAACACCTCTTTCGTGCATAAAGAGTACGACAGGGTTGCGCATATATTGTTTGTAGTCAATACCATCAGTAAGGATACGGTAACCGTAGCTGTTTACATTTTCGGTATTGATGATAAATTGGTGTTTCATTAGCAAATAGGTGTTAGTTCATCTTATAATTCTGGTGCAAAAGTCAGCAGGTTTTTGCCGATATAAAAATCGGCATCCAAAATTTGGGCTTATTTGCCCCAAATTTTGTACTGAATTTGTCCAAACTTTGGACAGCAATTTCATTGGCTACTTTATATGTATGACCTTTGCATTGAAAATAACATCATTAACGAATGGATTTTGATTTAAAAGAACTTACCGCGCGGGCTTTTTTGGACTATGTAGGTCCAGCATTCCCCTCGTGGTGGGCTAATAATAAAAAGAAATATGTACTACCGAGTCTCTCCAATATTAGTGAAGCGCGTAGCAATGGTAGCCAATACTTTATGACCTTT